TATATATATAATCTTTAATCTTTTCTTCTTAGGGGGGTGTGGGGGGGCGTTCTTCTTTTCTCTGCGGCTGCTGTGTGCGTCGGTGATCGTGCTGCGGCTTGCTTGCATCCGCCCGTCATCACTCTTTAGACACACACGGTAACGTTGTTAAAAGGGAAGCTCCCCGTCATCCTGAATTTCTTCAAATCCTCCGCTGCTGTTCATGGGCGGGGCGGCGGCGGTGCGGGCGTCGATGCGCTGAGCGCCCACAGAGGCCCACTCCGCGATGAAGTCGATATAAACCTTGCCCTCGTAGTCATGGGGTTCTACGCGGCCCACAGCGATGATAGGGTCACCCTTGGAGGCGCTGGCGATCACACGGCCCATGGAGCCGAAGCCCTTAACGGTCATCCAGACGGTTGTCCCGTCAGACTTGTTATAGGCCGCCACGGAGACGGAGCCAATGACGGTGCCGCTCTTGGAGGTGAAGATCTGGGCGTCCTTGGCGCAGCGGCCACAGATCAGGCCGGTTTTCTGCGGGACGCCCTCCCGGTTGCAGTCCGGTAAGCCGTTGATAAACATCAGGCTTCCTCCTTCGGTTCCAAGGCGTCCAGCAGGGCGTCAAAGTCCTTGCTGAGTACCTTGCTGGCGCTGTCATAGCCGTGGGCCTTCAAGAGGGTTTTCGCCTCCTGCTTCGTCAGGCCGTGGCGGGAACAGGCAGAATAGAAAAATTTGACCTGCGCGGCGGTAATGGGGGCGTTGGGGTCCTTGTTGGTCATGTAGGCGCTGCCGTCCTCGGTGTCGCTCTCGATGTCCTGGGTGAACATATCGGACACACATCCGAGGGACAGGGCAGCGGAGACCAGGGCGCGCTTTTGGGCCATTTTGACCGCGCTGTTGGCGCCGTCATAGGGGGACTGGGAGCCGGTGCGGCCCTCCCGGGTGTTGCCGGAGCCGTAGGCGGAGGTGATGACGTATTCCTTGCCGTCATAGATCTTGATGAGGTCGCAGCGGACGAGGAAGTAGAAAAAACCGTGCTCGATGTCCTCCAGCTTGCTTTCCAGCGTGTAGCGCTGGCAGAGGCCGTAAGCCACGGCCACTTTCTCCGCGCCGGACTTGAAGAGGGTGGGGTTTTTCGTCATGGCATCGCCGTTCTTCTTGCGGATCATGCCGAAGTCAATGCCGCGCTTCAGGACGGAGGGTGTTCCGTCTGGGGCGCAGATGGTGTAATTGCCGGAGCGGGGGACGGGGGCCACCGTCAGGGCGGCGGCGTTGTATTGGTACAGGGGGGCGAGTTCATTCATGTGCGTTTCTTCCTTTCTGTAGCATGGTGGAGGGTAATGCAGGCCCCTAAGAGGCCGGGACGCGGCGTGACCATGGCAAACTGATATGTCCCATCGTGGGAGAGCTTCAGGGCGTAGAGTTCAGCAAACAGGATGCCGCCGCGTTCATGCTGGAGCAGCTGGTAATAGCCTGTCATCTGAGCGGAGAGGGCGGCGTCATGGAGCTGTCCGGTCTTTATGTCTAAAATCAATGGACTTTCGCGGATGGTGCCGAAACGATCCAGTGTTCCGGCAAAGCCTACGTCAAGGCTCCCCATGGGGTGTTCGATCAGCTGCCATTCCGGCTTATAGTCCGCCAAAAACCGGCGGTAGGCTTTCAGGTATCCGGCGATCTCCGGGGTCTCCTCCGGGTCCTCGCCGTAGTCGATGAGGGCGCAGGCTTCGTGAACGGCGGTTCCCCGGCGGGCGGCAGCCTCCGCCAGCCATGGCCGGTCTGACTTGTAGTCATAGGCGCAGAAGCGGGTGACTTCGGTGACGCTGGGAAGCTGGATGCCGTCAAGGGTGTAGGTGTGGGTGGCCTCGTCAAATGTCAGCATTGGGACCCTCCGTATACAGGACCGGGATACCGAGGGCATCGGCAAACAGGTCCATGTTTTTATCCAGCTCGTTCAATAGGTAATCCTTGAAGCAGGGCGGGCAGCACAGCTCCCCATTGGGCAGGACGAACACGCGGTCGCAATCGTCCTCCGCATTGGGGTTCAGGGGATGTTCGCAGAAGTGGCAGATGGGATAGGTTTTTCTGGTCATAGTTGGGTCTCCCTCCAGACACGGACCGCATGGGCGATGTCCGTATATTTTTTCGTGCGGTAGCCGCAGGAATCGCAAAGGACGAAAAACAGGTCCTCCTTTCCGGGGGCTACCATCCGTTTACCGCCGTACATGTGGCACCGGGGGCAGGGCGGTAATTCTGCCATCCGGACACGGCGTCTGCGCATCAGATCACGCCCAGCATGTGGGCCAACAACATGAGCAGGAAGCCGAGGAAGCAGCCGAAGGAGATCCAGGCGGAGAAGTCGGCCCGGTCCCGGCGGCGCTCTTCTCGGGTGCGGTTAGCGCGCTTCATGGCGGGGCCTCCTCTCGATCATGTCTACGATTTTGAAAAGCCAGTCGGCGGCGGTGGATGCGCCGATCAGCACGAAGATGAACGTTGTTGTATCCATAATTAAACCTCCCCGAAGTGATAGCACTGGCGCAGGCCGCCGTCGAAGGTGACCAGAAACCAGCGGTGCGGAATGTTGATGTAGGAAACGGTGCCGGTGCGGGTTGGGTGCTCAGCGTCGCCCAGGCAAAGGCGGACACTGCACCGGGCGCCCAGCTCCGGCGGCGCGGGCGGCTTTGGGTCTGGCTTAAAGCCGCAGAGGTTGAGCTTGCTCATTTTCTGGCACCTCCGCAAAGCTGGCGGGCCAGCGTGGCGGCGGAGATATGGCCGCTGGCGTCCATGGGATAGCGCTTTCTGACGGTGCGGGGATCCCGGATGCCGGTAAACGCCTTGACGTCCTTGATGTTCAGAAGATTTCGCCCGCCGGTAAAGGCGAGGATCTGTTCCAGATTGTCATAGTAAAAATCGTTGACCATAGTGGCCTCCTTTTTTGGTTTTGTCGTGATTGCGATTGCAAGTTGGTGTGAATTGGTGTATGTTTGTGGGTAAGGGGGGGATGAAATGAAGAAAATGCTGAGCGGAATTTTAGATTTTACGGAATTTGTACCGTTGGGATGGGTTTTGACCTGTATTGATCTGGGGGTCGACTGGATCAAGGAATCCCCGATTGAAGGTCTGTTGACCTTGGCAGCGGCAACATTTATCGCAGGGATTCTTTGGGCATTTGGAGCCTCTGTTGCGACTGGGGGCAATCGGGTGAACTCTATGCCGGCGGGACACGATTTGCCCCTTGGGGAGCGGATCAGAAACTTGCTGATTATGTTGGCGGTGCTTGCGCTTATCACCTATGCAATTTGGCGTGCAATGCCATCATAAAAAGACTTGCGCGAGTGTTCCTATTTTGGTAAAATAAGTGCATCCCATTAGAAAGGGGGCGAGGCCTATCAAAGCGGCGCTTAAAGCGTTTGCCACGGCAGGCTTTTTGCCTCCCACGCCAGAACAGAACCAAACCAGGCTTTGACCAGATGGTGGGAAAGCGGAGTCGCAGCCGCAAAGATGGTGCTTCAAGAAGAAGCGGGCCGTTAACCGCCTGAAAGATCCCAAACCAGGGATTCACAGTGCATTGACGTTTCTGGGTAAAGAGCGAGGAAAATTGTTCGTGTAACGGCACGAATAATTTTTCGGGTCGAATGTTCGATTAAATCTTACTTTCTGGGTATAAAAATATTGTCCATGGGGACGCCGTAAAGATCGCAGAGGGAAAGCAGCTTGTCCGCTGGGGGGAATCGCTTGCCGATCTCCCAATTATAAATCGTGCGGCTGCTGACCCCAATGGATCTTGCGGCGTCTGCCTGCTTCATTCCACGGTTTACGCGGGCGGCGCGGAGGGTAACTTGAAAGCTCATAGCGTGAACTCCTTTCGTTCGATTTAATCTAACATTATAATACCACCGGCGAAAAGGGATGTCAAGCAAAAAGTTAGGTTAAAACGAAAAATAGTTCTTGCAATTCGATTAAAAATGACTTACAATGGATTTAACAAAAAAAGGGGTGAATCCAATGGGGCAAGAAGAAATCTGTGCAGTTTTCGCACGGAATCTAAATAAATTGATGATCCGGGAGAACCTGAAACAAAGCGATCTCGTATTAAAATTGAACGTATCGAAAGCCCAGGTATCAGACTGGTGCGCCGGGAAGAACATTCCCAGATCGAATTATCTGGCTTCGCTGGTAGACCTGTTCGGTTGCCAGCTTTCGGAACTCATGAGTGAGAAACAGCCCGCCCCCACGAATGAGGGCGAGCTGGCGGAAGATGATAAGAGGATCATTGAGCTTTTACATCAGCTGACGCCGGAGAACCGGGAACGAATCGTTGAGATAATAAAAGCTCTTGCATCGCAATAAGTACGGCGGCTTGCTTCTCCGGCAGTAAGTTGCGGAAGGTTTCCAGAAATTCAAGGTCTGTCATAGGTGGGATGCTCCTTTCTATTTGAAACCCCGGCCCGCCGAAGCGGGACCGGGGAAAGGGGAGTGGGCCTATGAGAACGATAGACCCATTTAGCAGGAAAGTCCAATTCAAAGGGAGGATTTTCCTTGCAAAAAACTTTCAAGGAGGGGAAACGGTGAATTTTTCGGAAAAGGCGAGGGCAATGCGCATGAAAAGCCCGCTGACCCTGCGGGAAATCGGCGAGCAATGCAATGCATCGGAAAGCATGGTATCCCGCTACATTTCAGGTGCGGTGAAACCGCCGGACGATGTGGCTGAAAAGATTCTGGAGGTGCTGCGGAACAGCGAACAGGACGATGACCGGGGCATTTATGCCGCGCATATTGACGATCTGCGGCGGCTGATCCGCCAGCAGCAGAGGGAGAAGTGGGTATTGTTCGGGATTCTCACGTTCCTTTTGATTTTTCTGCTGCTGCTCTATCTGGACGCTACTCACGGGACCTGGGGCGCGATCCGTTACATAGAATAAAAGCCGCCTGAGTGCTGGAACACTCAGACGGCAAACCCACCAATCGCAATCACGACAAAGCCAAAGGAGGATCAATCACAGTATAGCACGATCCCCCTGGCGATGCAACAGGAGGAAAGGAAAAAATGGCGAAGAAAAGTAAATATGGCGTCCGCAAGGACGGACTGCACGAGGCGATCCGCACCATCAACGGCAAGCGGGTAGCGTTTCGCGGCAAGACTGACAGAGAGGTAGACCGCAAGATCTTAGAGTACAAGCTGGAGGCGGAGAAGGGCCGGAATTTCCCGGTGATCGCGGATGAATGGGAGAGGGAACACGAGAGCGAGATCTCCGAATCATCCCGGCGGGTATACAGCTACGCCGTGAAGCGGCTGAAAGAGGCGTTTCCGGGGCGGGCGTCAGAGATCGAGCCGGTAGATGTGCGGAACTACATCAAGCGTTTTGAGGCGCAGGGCCGCAGCGCAAACAGCGTCGGCATTGAGCTTGCCGTCTGCCGGATGATTTTCACCCATGCCGTCATCAAGGGAGACATCAGGATCAGTCCGGCGGCGGAGATCAAGAAGAGCCGGGGCCTGCCCTGCAAAAAGCGGGAGGCGCTGACGGAAGAGCAGGAGGAGGCCGTTCGGGCGGCTGGCGAGGCTAAGACGGCCCGCTGGTGGCTGTTCGGCTACCTGTTGTTGTACACCGGATGCCGCCGGGGTGAGGCGCTGGCTCTGACGTATCGCGACATCGACCGCAAAGCCGGTGTGATCCACATTGACAAGAAAGTCAACTACGCAACCACAAAGCCGGTTTTGGAAAATCACCTGAAGTCGGATAACGGCCTGCGGGATATTCCCCTGCTGCCGCCTCTGGCGGAGGCGCTGCCGAAAAACCGGATCGGGCTGCTGTTTCCCGGTGGCGATGGGGGCTATATGACGCCCTATGAGATCATGCGGGAGTGGCGGCACTATTGCCGGGACATCGGACTGAATCAGATCCAGCAGGGTGAAAACGGCGAAACTGTGGAGACCTTCCCCATCACGCCGCACTGCTTCCGGCACAGCTTTGCGACGATCTGTTATGAGGCGGGGCTGGATCCCAGACAGGCGGCTGGGCTGCTGGGCGATACGCCGGAAGTGGTGGAGGCGGTTTACACCCACCTCAGACAGGACCGGAGGCAGACGGCAGCCGAAAAGCTGACGGCGTATTTTGATGAGAAACCCGTCTCGCAACTGTGAAGTTACTGTGAAGTTTTTATTCAATTTTTCTACATCAGGTTACATCAAAACGCAATTCTAAAAAAACGCCAGAAGCGTTGAAACTGCGTTGTTTGATGGACTTTTGTGCAAACTGGTGTAATGGGGTGCAGAGGGTGAATAAATAACCGTCTGTTAACACTTTATGAGGATTTCAAGGGGATTTTTGGCTATACTGTGAAGGTACTGTGAAGCATGGCGAAAACGGCATAAAAAATCAGCGGCTCGGATGGCTCCGGGCCGCTGTTCTTTTTCGGTTAAAGCTCGATCTCTTCCGCACCACCGTTGCGGCGGTTGACAGCATCGACGATCCACACATAGCAGGCAGCCGGGTACGGTTCTCCGCCCTCCCATCCGTCAGCAATCGGGTCATCACCGGCGCGGAGTGCGTCCAACGTTTCACGGATCAACGCCCGGTCTTGGTCTGCCAGGTAATAAACACAGGCCCCGGAATCATCCAGCACCGCCAGATGCAGGCAGCCCGCATTATCTTCAAAGCACTTGTAAGTATATTTCATGATCCTTCGTCCTTTCTCCGGCGGGGGCCGGTCTGTAAGTTGATGGTAACATGGGCCGCGTTGATTGTCAACGCTCCCAACTGCGCTTCTCGGTGTCCTGCATGGTCTCAATGCCGGGGCGCTGGTGCTTCAGCTCCGCGAACCGGGCGAAGGCTTTCCGGCGCTCCGTGCCGAAATATTTCTCGTCCAAAACGCGCTCCGTGGTGCCGTCCTCATAGGTGCGGACGATCCGCACAAAGTAGATTACCGGCTTGCCCCTGTAACCGGGGTCACGGGTCAGCTCCAGCCGGTCACGGTAGGCGGCAGTGGCAAGGGCGGCGTATCGCTCCGCCAGGGCTGCGCGGTACTCGGTCAGCTGGTCGATCAGAGTTTGACACCGGGCAATCATCCGGGCGGCGCTGTCATCGTGGGCCTTGATGCGGTCAGCGGTCAGGACGTCGGGCCGGAGCAGATAGGCGGTCAGCCGTATTTCCGCTTCGCGGCTGGGGTTGCCATAGCGCTGGAATAAGTCGAGATAGCTCATGCGGTGACCTCCTCGCAGCTGGTGACGGTCCAATAGGCGATCCCGTCGGGGCTGCGCTCGTCGCTACCCCAACCGATTACCGTTCCGGCGGGGATGGGGGAGAACGCTAAAAGGGCGTCGTGCCGGGAAGTGCGTGTATTTTCGAGGCGGATTAAATATTTCATGTTCGATTCTCCTTTCTGGGGGGGCGGCTCAACAGGCCGCCCCGATTTTCTCAAATGCGCTATCTTCACGCCCGCCGCTGAAAATCTGGCTTCCATACTTCCGGCGGATCTCGTCCATTGTGGCCTTGCCACGTCTCCACTTGCGGCCCTCTTCGGGGTGATGCCAATACCATCTTGCCTTGTTCTGGGACCAGTGGAAACCGGCGGCTTTCAGATCGTCCTTGTGGGGCTTCGTATTGCCCCCGCACCACACCCAAGAGCCGACCAACTCGACTTCCAGATCATCAAACTTCATCAGAAAGTCGATGATGTCGCGGAATTCGGCGGCGGTTTCGGTGGTCTGGTGGTATTCGTCCGCGCTGGCGTTGTGCTGCTTCTTCAGCATTTCAAAGAGTGCGTCATGCTCGGCGTTGATCTGCTGCATGGCCTCAGTGCTGCCGCCCATGTCCGGGTGATACTTCATAGCCAAGCGGCGATACTGCTTTTTCAGCTCGTCCAAGGTCTTTACATTCTCAAAATACTTCATCATTTTGTTATCCTTTCCGGCCTGTCGGCCTGTGGCGTTGTCGTGTTTGCTGTTGTTGCCTTGGATTATAAGGCGGACTGATACGAACTGTCAAGGGGTTTTTTGCAAATTCGTGCAGGTTTGGCAGGTTCGCACAGTATCAGGCGGACTTTTTTGTGTATGTTGTCAGGCTGACTTATGCGCGCCTATGCGATATAATAAGACGCAAAAGGAGGTGCAACCATTGGAGCGCAAGGAATTGAAGACCAGCAAGGCCCAGCGTGATGCCTCCCTCAAATGGGAGCGCGAGAACAACGAGAAAATCACGGTCAAGCTGAGGATCGGCACCGACCCCAGCAAGGCCCAGATCAGAGCGGCAGCAGCCGCCGCAGGCCAGAGCGTCAACGCCTGGATCATTGAGGCCATCCGGGACAAGCTGTGAGGGGGTGAGACGCGATGTCGAAGCAGCGCAAAGAATCACAGTATAACGAGGCTGGAGAGCTGGTTTATCAGGTCGGCAGAAAGGGCCCAGCGGGTGACGTTTCAGGCGTCAAAGAACCGGCAAACAAGGCGGAGGCCCAATGCTTCAAGCTGTTGCAGGACAACGGATGGACGCCAACAAAGCGCGGATGGCCGGACTTCTTCTGCATCAAGGGAAACCGGGTTTGTGCAGTCGAGGTGAAGCCGCGAAGTACAACGCCGCTAAAGAAGAACCAGCTTGTAATCATGGGCGAATTATCGGCAAAGGGAATTCCCTGCTTCCTCTGGTCGCCGGATGGAGGCTTTGAGGAAGTCAAGGGAGTAATTCGCAACAGCCTAATTGAATAGCAAAACAACCCGCCGGGGTGTGGATCTGTTGAGGTCCATGCCTCGGCTTTTCATGTCATAGGGGGAACCATAAGGGGAACCATGGGGGGAAACCTTAAGGATGGGGGGAATGAAGGGTTAGGGGGGGGGGCGTATTCCCCCTACCACAGAGAGATAAATATATATTTCTTACAGGGGGGTGTTATATATACTCTACCGAGAGAGTAGCGGAAGAAAGAGACGAGGTGAATAAAAAACGCGAGAGAACGAGAGGAAACGGGAGCAAAACGGAGCATTTGAGAGATATTCGGAGATATTCGCAGATGCCCCGGTGATCCGGTCAGAGGTCAGCGGCTCCAATTCGACGGCGGCAATTACCCTTTTCCGGTGAGATTTAAGTAGCTATTAAATATTTCCGTTGGGGCTGCTGGGCTTTCGGCTGTTGCTGTGTCGATTCTGTGTATTTCCTTTCTCGGCTTGGGCAATTCCTGTTGGCTGCTCTGGCTGGCTGGGGGCGATTGAGCAGCGCCGGGGCTGGGGCGGTAGTCTCTGCTGCTGGGGAGGTCCTACTACCAGGGACGGGGAGGGGGTGTACCAGGGGGTAGCGGAAAAACAGGGGGTATCTCTCGCGCAGGGTATAGGGCTATATACACACATCCCCTTTCCCCCTCCAAGAACTCGCATGTCAGCTGTGGGAAGCTATGCCGGTGCTCCCTCTGGGGGGGGTGGTGGAAAAAGGGGGCGGGGGATTTTATGTAGAACATTACGAAAATAACTGAAACCCATTGTGTCCACTTGACGAAATATGCTTGAATGAAGTTGGCGGGATAGAACCCGCCTGCCTCCTATGTCAGACGCCAGTATTCACCTTCAGTTCCTTTCCTGTTGCCCGGTGGGTCCGAATAGCCCACCGGAGCATGGTTTCGTAGCTCAGTTGGTAGAGCACCGCACCCGGAGGTATGCGCAGGTTCAAGTCCTGCCGAAACCACCAGAAGCCGGGTCGCGCCCGGGCAATGTGAGACCGTTGTCGTCATGGCTCACATGGAAATGACAATGCTCGCTGAAAACTGCGCTTGTCTTGATGCGTCAAGACCGGTTTGACCTGACGGAATAGGGGCTACGACTTTTCGGAGCGTAGTTGCCGGTAGCGTGTGACAATCTAAGCGGGAAGACGGCCAATATGCGGCATAGGTGCCCCGTAAGGGGAGACCACAGCGAGTGACGGGGGCTTTCCCTGAAGCGCTAAAGCAGGGCAGGACTGCAATGCCGTACCAGAATTTTTTGTGAGAGGGGGCCGGGGCATGGCTTATCAGAAGAAAAATCCCACTGCGGAAGAGCGCAAGGCGCACATGGATAACATGAACAAGAAGGCCGCCGCGGCCCACAGGAAACAGACGATTGAGAGGATCAAGGCGTTCCTGAAGCAGTCCGAGGAATACTTTGACGTGCAGGACCGGCTGGAGCAGGCATACAGCGAGGCGGGCCTTGCCAATGCGATGCGATGGACGGTTCAGCGGCTTCAGGGGTATTACGACTACAACGATGGCCGGGAGGCCGAGGTGGTCGAAGCACAGGTGGAAGCCTTTGAAGCGGGTGACGAGGAAATCACCGATCCCCGCTGCGTCATGAGCTACTACGTGCGGCTGGCATACCAGCGGATTCAGGAGCAGATCGACACCAGCCCCATCTACCAGGAAAAGGGCATGGTGACGCGAGGCATTTTTCTGAACAAGCAGAAGCGCCTGGGCGGCTATCAGGACAAGCAGGAGACCAGCCATGACATCAGCGTGAACGTGACCTTTGGGGACGGCGTGGACGCAAGCGACTTCAAGTGAGGAGGCGGCAAGGTGAACGGCCTGATTTTGGTTTTATCCCTGATCTGCGGTGCGGCCAGCATGGGCGCTGCCGTATGCGCGGTGCTGATCTTGCGACTGCTGCGGGAGATCAAAGCCCCCTCCCCCACTGAACCGGAGAAGCCGGAGGTGGAAGAGCCTACGGACCGGCAGAAAAGCGTGGAACAGGGCATTGATAACCTGATGACCTACGATCTGAACACCATGAAAGCCAGCCTGAAGGGGCGGGAGGTGTGATATGGCGGTTACGGTACAGCAGATTTTCGACATTGCCATCCACCTGATGGATTCCCAGAATGAATCCACCGGCTCCACGGACACGGCGGACACCAAGGAGTACAAGCTGCGGACCGTTTCCCTGCTGAACAGCGTTTTAGACCGGGCGTTCCCGTACAGCGACAACTACCGGGACGCTTTGGAGGCGGCGGGCGGCAAGCGGCCTATCTGCCCCAAGGTGACGGAGATGGCGGACGAGGTGGCGCTGGACGAGCGGATCTGCACCGGGGCGCTGCCCTACGGATTGGCAGGTCTGCTGCTGCTGGAGGAGGACCCCAGCCGGGCCAACTTCCTGTGGCAGACGTTTCTGGAACAGTTGGAGCTGTGCCGCCAGAGCCTGCCCAGCGTGATCGGTGACGTGGAAAACCTCTACGGCGGCATTGAGCACGGGGAGTTTGGAGCATGGTGGTAGATGGGACGTGGGTCTACCGCTGCCCTATCTGCGGGAAAGCGCTTCAGCACATCGAACCGGGCAGCGTGATCTACAACACGCCGATTTATTGCCGAAGATGCAAGGTGAGCCACTACCCCACCATTTTTGAGGGGCGGGAGCTGGATACAGATGTCCCCTTTCCCCTGAAAACCGAATAAAAACGAGAGCCCAACGAGGCCATGAGAACGGCGAAAGCCGTTTCTTGTGGTCTCGTTTTTTGTTTTGTCAGCAAAGCCAGACCAGGCTTTGAAAATACAAAGATCCGGCCAGACCAGGCCGGGGAAAGAGGCCAATATGGACGAAAACATGAACCAGATCCCCGAACAGGAGCCCGAAACTGCGGACGCCTTTTTGGACGATTGGGACGGCGGCGCGGAGATGATGGCAGACCAGCCGGAGGAGACCGCAGAGCCGACGGAGACTGGCGAGGAAACGCCTGTCGAGGACCCCAGTGAGAGCGCAGAGACGCCGGAAGAGGACACCGAGCCCCCCGCAGATGCGGAACAGGCAGCCCAGACGCAGCAGACCGAGGCAGAGACCGTGGACGCACGGCCCCAGACATGGGAGCTGCGGCACATGGGCGAGGTGCGGCAGGCCAACGAAGCGGAAATGGTGGCACTGGCCCAGAAGGGCATGGACTATGACCGCATTCGCAGCCAGTATGACGAGTTTAAGCCTGTGATGGAGATGGTCAACCGCTTTGCAAACCAGCAGGGGTTGAACACCAAGGACTACATTTCCATGCTCCGGGCACAGGCAAAGCAGGCCGAGGGTCTGAGTGAAGCGGACGCACGGCGCTCCGTGGAGCTTGAGGACCGGGAGGCCGTTGTGGCCGCCGCAGAAGCGGAGCGGCAGGTCCAGCAGGACGCCATGGCGCAGGCCCAGCGGGCCGAGGCCGAGGCGGCAAGCCGCCGACAGGCGGACATTCAGGAATTTCAACAGACATTCCCCGAGGCAGCAAAGGACCCTAACAGCATCCCGCCCCAGGTTTGGGCAGACGTGCGGAACGGCTCTTCTCTGGTAGCCGCCTACGCCCGGTACGCCGTGCAGCAGGCGCGGCAGGACGCGGCAGACGCCAAGCGGGAGACCGCCTCCATACAGCAGAACCAGCGGAACGCGGAGCGCTCCACCGGCAGCATGAGAAGTGCCGGGGACAACTCCAAGACGCGGGACGATTTCGGAGACGCCTTTGACAGCGCCATGTAACGGCTCTTTTGCCTATGGGGAAACCGGACGAAAGAGAGGTTTTTACCTATGGCTATCAACTACGCAATTAAGTACGCAACTAAGATCGCGGAGCGCTTCAAGAAAGCTTCCATCACCGCCGATGACTGCGGCAACAGCTATTCCTGGCTGAATCCCAACAGCCGCACCATCCGCATCGGCAGCGTGAACACCGTGCCTGAGACCCAGTACACTCGCAGCGGCTCCAACCGCTTTGGCGAGGTTCATGACGTGGGCGACACCCTTCAGGAGATGACCTGCGAGCAGCAGCCCGCCTTCTCCTTCACCATCGACGCTCTGGATCAGACCGATCAGGCCATCCAGAAGTCCGCAGGCAGCGCTCTGCGCCGTCAGCTGGACGAGGTGACCATCCCCGGCATGGACAAGCACCGCATCAAGAAGTGGATCATGGGCGCGAACATCGCCGTCAAGGAGGCTACCGCTCCCACCAAGGCCACCATCGGCGGTCTTATCATCGACCTGAACGCGAAGATGACCGACGCGCTGGTGCCTCTGGAGGGCCGCACCCTCTACATCGCCACCGAGTACTACAAGCTGCTCAAGCAGATGCCCGATTACATCGGCGTGGACGCTCTGGGCAAGGAGGCTCTGGCAAAGGGCGTTGTGGGCGAGTTCGACGGCTGCCGCGTGAAGCCCATCCCCACCAGCTATATGCCCGCCGGTGTGTACTTCTTCATCAAGCACAAGGGCTGCACCGTGGACCCTGTGAAGCTCCAGAAGTACAACATCCTGACCGAGGTGCAGGGATATTCCGGCCCCGTGGTGCAGGGCGTGACCTACTATGACAGCTTCGTGCTGGGCGCCAAGGGCGACGGTGTTGCCGTTTGCGGCAATGCTGCGGTTCTGGCGGCACCCGTGATGTCTATCACCGGCCATGCCGTCAGCATCACCGCCGTGTCCGGCGTGGTGTTCAAGTATACCACCGACGGCACCAACCCCCGGTATTCCACCACCGCCGAGGTCTACACCGCCGCTGTGACCCTGACCACTGGTCAGACCCTGCGGGCTGTGGCCACCAAGGACGGCTGCGTGGGCATCGAGGGCACCAAGGATTACGAGTGATCTCATGGGAGGGGGCTTCGGCCCCTTCCCCCATATATGGACGGAGCGGGCGCATGAACCCAGCCCGTCCACCAGATATAAGGAGCGATTATGCCTCGATATAAACAGACAGCAGGCGGAACGGTGCAGGTGGATCTGGGGACACTGAACCCCAAACAGAAGCAGTTCTGCCAGTCCCGGAGCCGGTACACGGCTTACGGCGGCGCCAGAGGCGGCGGCAAGACACACGTTCTGCTGCGGAAGGCGGCAGGCGGCGCGCTCACTTACCCCGGCATCAAGATCCTGATCGTGCGTCGGGAGTACCCGGAATTGGAGCAGAACATCATTTTGCCCATGCAAAAGCTGATCCCGCCGGAGGTGGGCAGCTACAACGGCAGTATGCGGATGATGTTCTTCTGCAACGGCAGCATTATCAAGTTCGGGCACTACGGAGCGGGGGACGATCAGGAGTATCAGGGCCTTGAGTTTGACTGGATCTTCATGGAGGAGGCCACTCAGTTCTCGGAATCCCAGTTCCGCACACTGGGCGCATGTTTGCGCGGTGCGACCAAGTTCCCCCGGCGGATGTACTTGACCTGCAACCCCGGTGGTATCGGCCACCTGTGGGTAAAGCGGCTGTTCGTGGACCGGGAGTACCGGGAGGGGGAAAAGGCCAAGGATTACACCTTTATCCCCGCCACGGTGGACGATAACCCCCAGCTCTTGGAGGCGTCCCCGGAGTACAAGCAAATGCTGGACCTGCTGCCGGAGGATGTTCGGCGGGCGTGGCGCTACGGCGACTGGGACGCCATGGCAGGCACGTTTTTCCCGGAGTTCCGCAAAGAAACCCATGTGATTGCGCCTTTTGTGCGTGTGCCCCGGGAATGGAAGAAATACCGGGCGTTCGACTACGGCCTTGATATGTTCGCCTGCCTATGGGTAGCGGTGGACTTTGAGGGGCGGGCCTATGTGTACCGGGAGGTACAGCAAAGCGGCTTGATCGTCAGCGAGGCGGCAAAGCTGGCAAATGCCCTGACCCCGCCGGAGGAACACATTGAGTTCACCATCGCCCCGCCGGATATGTGGAACCGGCAGAAGGACAGCGGGCGGAGCATGGCGGAGATCTTCGCGCAGTACGGGTTGGGGCTGCTGAAAGCCAGCAACAACCGTGTTCAGGGGTGGATGGCCGTCAAGGAGCTGCTGAAGCCCATGAAGAGCGACACGGACCGGCCCGGACTGCTGGTGACGGAAAACTGCGTGGGTCTGATCCGCAACCTGCCCTCCATCCAGCATGACGAGAAAAACCCCTCGGACTGCGCCACGGAGCCCCACGAGATCACCCACATCTGCGACGCTGCCCGGTATTTCTGTGTCACCCGCGTACTGGGTGCCCAGAAAACCGTGGAGAAGATCGTGGACGATTTTGACGAGGGCGAGGACTACGATGACGTGATGACGGGTGGGGAAATGACCGCCGGTTATCTATCCTACGGATAAAGGAGGCCCAGACGATGGCTCAAATCACATCCAGCAACGATATTCAGGTGTTGAAGATCCGCCAGTTTCTGGGCCTGAACGAGAACCCGGACGGGGATACCAAGATCAAGAACGGCGAAATGAGCAAGATGCGGAACTTCCGCATAACGCGGGAGAAGCACTTGCAGCTGCGCCCCGGCACCAAGACGGTTTTGAACCTGAAAACGGCATGGGACGCATGGTGCGCGGAGAGCGGCCACACGGCCCCCACAGCGAATCCGGTTTTCTCCGGCGCGTGGGAGGGCGTGGTCGACAGCAAACAGCGGACCCTTGCCGCCTTCGGCGGGCTGATCTTCTCTCTGGACCCGGCGGCGGCAACAACCAAGGTTGTGGGCCAGTGCACACAGGATCAGACCTCGTTCTTCGGCTTTTCCAACAAGGTTTACCTGCTGAACGGCCATGAGTACATGAGCTGGGACGGCAAGGAGGACAGCAGCTTTGCGGCGGTTGAGGGCTATATCCCCACGGTAATGAACGCAACCACGCCTGCGGGCGGTGGGTTTCTGCTGGAAAACGTAAACCGGCTGACGGGCAAGCGGAAGGTGCTGTATTCCCCTGACGGCAAGGAGACGGTTTTCCACATCCCGGAAAAGACGGTGGATGAGATCATCTCCGTGAAGATCGGGGACACGGCGCAGACTTACACCTCCGACCTGACGGCGCGGACCTTCACCATTACCCCCGCCCCGGCTGCCGGCACCAACACACTGGAGCTGATCTACCGCAGCGGCAACGGAGAACGGGCGCAGGTAACGGGGATGCGCTTCTCCGAGCTTTACAACGGCCAGACGGACAGCCGTGTGTTCCTCTACGGAGACGGCACCAACAAGACCATTTACTCCGGCATTGATTCCGCCACCGGCAAGCCTTCGGCGGAATACTTCCCGGATCTGTACGAGGCGGAGGTGGGCGAGGCCAACACGCCTATTACCGGGATGGTGCGTCACTATGCACGGCTGGTGGTATTCAAGCAGGACGCCACCTACTCCATGAGCTATTCCACGCTGGTAACGGCTACGGACGTCACCACGGCGGCGTTTTACGTGACCCCTGTCAACCGGCAGTTCGGCAATAAGGCTCCGGGGCAAGTGGACATTCTGGAGAACAACCCCCTGACGCTGGACGATCAGGCGGTGTATCGGTGGCGGAGCGTATCCACCAGCGGAAACATCACCTTTGACGAGCGGAACGCGGAACGGATCTCCGACCGGGTAGAAGTGACGCTGCAAGGCTTTGACATGAAAGAGACCCGGACCTTCAACCGGAAATCGGCGCAAGAATACTGGTGGATGTACGGAGACAAGGCGCTGATTCTGAACTACGGCGCGGACGCATGGTATCTCTACACCGGATTGAGCTTCCGGGCCATGGTGGAGATAGGGCTGGAGACCTACGGATTCCGGCCTGACGGCGGCGTGGTGCATCTTTCCCGGCAGTACCGGAACGATGACGGCAAGGACATTGACGCCTACGCTGCTACCGGCTCCATGGACTTTGACCGGGACTGGGTGCTGAAATACAGCCCGCTGATCTTTGTGGCGATCCAGCCGGAGAGCAACGCGCGGGTACATGTGACGGTGGAGACCAACCGCCGCAGCGACTACCCGGAGAAAATCGTGTCCTCCGGTCTGGCCACCTTTGCCCATGCGGACTTCGCCCACTGGTCTTTCGGCACCAACCGAAAGCCGCAGGTGCGGCGGGTGAAGATGAAGGTGAAGAAGGCCACCTTCTACAAGCTGGTATTTAAGAGCAAATCGGCATCGTCTACCGCAACGGTTCTGGAGACGGACGTGCAGCTGCGATACACAGGCAATGTCAAGTAAAGGAGTGATGTTATGAGTAAAGGCATCATGGCCCCGGAGCAAGTGGCAAAGGAATACGCTGCCGGGGTGAATTTCAATTCCGGGATAGACCTGTACGATTGTGTAGAGACAAACGAAAACTTCTTCATCGGTAAAGGCTTGCCGATGTAAAACCCCCGAAAAAAGCTGGAAGGCTAAACGAGACAAAACATCTAATGGAGGATGAATATGATTGATTTAACCGGTAAAAGATATGGGCGCTTAGTTGTTGTTGGATTCGACCGCCTGCAAAACCATAAGACATATTGGAAGTGCGCCTGTGATTGTGGGCTGGTGGTTGTTGCCACCGGCAATAACCTCCGAAGCGGAAATACATCTTCTTGCGGGTGCTTGCGTCGAGAAACGGCAAAAGCACAGGGGAAAAAGAATACGTTACACGGAGAGAGCCATGACCACAGAACACGGCTTTACACGATATGGAGCGGGATGCGGCAACGGTGTAGCAACGCAAATCGTGAAGCCTACTATTTGTACGGCGGCAAGGGCGTTCGTGTGTGTGACGAATGGGACAGCTATGAGGCGTTCAAGACATGGGCACTGCACCATGGATACGCGGATGACCTGACCATTGACCGCATTGACCCCAATGATGGGTATTGCCCTGAAAACTGCCGGTGGATCACTCGCAGTGAAAACACAGCGAGGGCAAATAAAAATCATAAGTCTCGCAAGCTAATCAGAGGTGAAGGCTTACAGGAATGTAAGCCAGCCGCAACGCATAGTGGCAGGGCGTGAACCGCTATCAGCCACCACGAGGCGGGGGCACTCAGACCGAGTGAAAAGATATGCTGAACTCATGGGAAACCATGAGAAGCAGGGGATAAAAAGCCTCTGCGATAACAACCTTGAAGCAGTGGGAGGGTGTGCAGAGCAACGGCCTCCCCACCCCCGTATTTAACTTTTTGAAGCGGGTGGTGCTGTTTTCCGTGGCGAATATCTCCACGGATAACTTGAAGCTGTGGGCGCGGGCCATGTCCTCCAGCGGGGAGCGGAACACGCAGACCTTAGAGCTGGTAGCCGACATTCTCAACGATCAGTTCGCGTCCATCTTTGAGCACAACAGCATCGGCGGGCGCATCCGGGAGTATACCCGCAATGCCGCCGTGGACGGCGACGGCTGTATGTATACCTACTGGGATGATACGGCGGAGACCGGGCAGTCCAGCAAGGGCGCTATCCGCACGGAGGTTCTGATGAACACGCAGGTTTTGTTCGGCAACCCCAACAACCGGGACGTGCAGAGCCAGCCTTACATCATTCTGGAACGGCGGATGCTGCTGAGCGAGGCCCGGAAGCGGGCCAAGCGGTACGGCAAGGACCCGGACGAGATCCAGCCGGACAACAAGGACTGCGGCAACAACTACATGGATTCCATGAGCGGCAGCGGGAACAAGGTGACGGTGCTGCTCCGGCTGTGGAAGGATGACGAGACCGGCACCGTCCACGCCTACGAGTGTACCCGGCAGGCGGAGATCCGGGGCGATCTGGATCTCGGCATCAAGCTGTATCCCCTGACGTGGATGAACTGGGACTATGTGCAGGACTGCTACCACGGACAGGCCATGATTACCGGCCTGCTGCCCAACCAGATCTTTGTAAACAAACTGTTTGCCATGTCCATGATCTCCCTCATGACGCTGGCCTATCCGAAGGTGGTATACGATTCCACCAAGGTAGCCAAGTGGACAAACAAGATCGGCGGGGCTATTCCGGTAAACGGCAGTGTGGAGGGCGTGGCGAAGATCATTGACCCCGCCAGCATCTCCCCCCAGATCAGCCAGTTCATCGACATTGCCATCAGCTACACGCAGAAGTTCCTCGGCGCATCGGACGTGGCGCTGGGCGATACTCGCCCGGACAACACCTCCGCCATTATCGCCTTGCAGCGGGCGGCGGCAACCCCCATGGAGCTGACGAAGCAAAACCTTTTGCAGAGCATTGAGGATCTGGGCCGTATCTACATGGAGTTCATGGGCGAATACTACGGAGAGCGGTATGTGGAGATCTCCAACCCCTATGACAACAGCAAATTGGTAGTTCCCTTTGACTTCTCTATCCTGAAAGAGATTCCCTTCACCATCGGACTGGACGCGGGCGCGGCTTCCTACTGGAGCGAGATCGCCGCCATGCAGACGTTGGACAATCTGCTGATGCAGGGAAAGATCTCCACGGTGGAATACCTGAAACGGCTGCCCGCCGGACAGATCACCGACAAGGAGGCGCTGATCCAAGCCCTCCAGCAGCAGGAACGTGCCATGATGGGTGGTCAGCCGGGGGCAGAGGGCGAACAGCCGATCACTCAGGAAGAAACCGTCCCTATTCGGGGCGGGGCCGGATACGGCCAGTTGCAGCGAAAAATCAACGAGACCGGCGAAGTGCCGAAAACGGAGGTGTAACCTGTGGCGATTGAGAAATTCAACAAAAACATGGCAATCATTGCGGCGCTGGACGATGAACCCAATGACGTTGGCGGCATGACCTCCGCCGAGCTAAAAAACAAGTTCGACGAGGGCGGCAAGGCCCTTCAGACCTACATGAACGAGACCCTGATCCCGGCGCTGGAAAATCTGGGCGTGGAAACGGCGGTGCTGCTGCCGCAGAACGAGGCCGGATTCAAGTATATCCGGCTGAACGCGGACAAGGTGCTGGAGGTCAGCACGGACGGCGAGACCTGGCAGGCAACCGGTTCTTCCGGTCACCTGATTATCGGCCCGGACGGACAGGCCCTCCCCCAGCGGAGCCGGATGCAGTTCACCAACGGCACGGTGACGGATCAGAACGGCGTGACCGTGGTCACCGGCGTAAAGGGTGACAAGGGTGAAAAAGGCGACAAGGGCGATACCGGCGATACCGGAGCCACCGGCGCACAGGGTCCGGTGGGACCCGCCATCGTCCCCAGTGTGGACATTAACGGCGTCATGTCCTTCTCCCTGCAAAATGTAACGTCCCCGCCCCAGAGCGTGAATGTGCGCGGCCCCCAAGGCCCGCAGGGCGTACAGGGCGAGCAAGGCGCACAGGGCGCAAGAGGCCCGCAGGGGATTCAGGGCGTGGCCGGTGCGCAGGGGCCAAAGGGAGACCAGGGTGAGACCGGCCCTGCTGGCCCTACCGGTCCGCAGGGGCCGACCGGATTGCAGGGCGTTCAGGGTATTCAGGGTGAGACCGGCCCAAAGGGTGCACCCGGCGACAAGGGTGAAACCGGACCCGCAGGCCCCCAAGGCCCCACCGGCGCACAAGGCCCAACCGGCGCTCCCGGCAAGGACGGAACCAGCCTCTACATTGAGGACGTCTATCCCACTCTGGCGGCGCTGCGAAAAGGCATACCCACCGGCAACGAGAAGATGTACATGGTGGAGGCGGATAAGGAGTGCTACATCTGGTCCGAGCTTGCTTCGGACTGGGTAAGCGTTGGCAAGCTGCAAGGCCCGGAAGGTGCGCAGGGTCCTGCCGGTGCGCAGGGCATCCAAGGTCCCAAGGGCGAAAAGGGCGACAAGGGTGACATTGGCCCACAGGGCGAGCAGGGCATCCAAGGCCCCACCGGTCCGCAGGGTGAGACCGGTGCCAAGGGCGCGACGGGTCCCCAGGGTCCGCAGGGCATTCAGGGCGTACAGGGCCCCCAGGGCGACGTTGGCCCGGAAGGCCCGCAAGGTCCCGCAGGCGTGAAGGGCGCAGACGGTAAGAGCGCCTACCAGACTGCCGCGGAAGCCGGGTATTCCGGTACGGAGACGGCGTTCAACACGGCCATGGCAAAGACCCCCGGCCACATTGCGGACGGCGACATTCATGTGACTGATGCGCAGAAAACCGCGTGGAACGGCAAGGCGGCGGGGAAACACGCCAGCCAGCACGGGGCAAACGGCAGTGACCCTATTACCCCGGACGCTATCGGAGCCATTGCATCTACGGAAAAGGGCACGGCGGGCGGCGTGGCGTCTCTGGACACGGACGGCAAGGTTCCCTCCTCCCAGCTGCCGGAGATTTCCTCCGTCAAGACCTACACCGCCACCATCGGGACTACGTGGGTGAAGGATGAAAACACCGGCGTCAAGACGCAGACGGTTGCCATTGCCGGGGTCAAGGCCACCAACACTGCCACGGTAGACCACGTTTACACGGGGGCCGGGACTTCTGACGATTACGCGGCCTTCGTGGAGGCGGAGAACCAGTATCTCAACCGCATCACCAACGGCTTTGCTGAGACGGTGGCAGGGGGCATCAAATTTACCATCTTCGGGGATGCCAACACGGTTGCGATCCCCATTGTTGCGGAGGTGAGCTGATGGGCCATGTAACAGTGGTTGGCGGGTGCAGAGCGAAAGCCCCGTTAACCGGTATCTTGGCGAGCACTTTGCCGGTGGGATCTGTGGTGAAGCTGATGGAGGGCGGCACGGCGGTGGAGTATCTGGTGGTGAATCAGGGGATTCCCAGTAATTCCAACCTGTATGACGCAAGCTGTGACGGAACGTGGCTGCTGAGGAAGGATATTCACAGCAACCGGCAATGGACCACCAGCAACGTAAACAAGTATGAAAGCAGCGCGATCAACACGTGGCTGAACGGGGATTTCTTTAACAGCCTTGGCAGTGTAGAACAGGCCACGATCAAACAGGTGAAGATCCCATACCGCAAGAACGGCGGTTCTGGCGGTTCGGATCAGAGCGGCGCGAATGGTCTGCCCTGCAAGATTTTCCTGTTAGGCGGCTACGAGATTGGCTTCACTACCAGCGACAACAGCTCCTTCCCGGTAGACGGTGCGAAGCTGTCCTACTTTGAGTCTGGGACCGGCACGTCCGCCAACAACAAGCGCATTGCGTACCTGAACGGCTCGGGCACCATCTGGTGGCTTCGCTCCCCGCGCACCGGATACACCGGCGCCGTGTGGTTCGTCTACTCCGGCGGCGGCTCCGGCTACGACGACGGCGGCGGCCTCACATCCCACTCATACGGCATCCGCCCCGCCCTGATTCTCCCCAAAACTGCGCTATTTGACAAAACCACGATGATTTTAAAGGGGGTGGCATAATGGGACATTGCTTGTTGATGCGGAAGGGTGAGGTTCATACGGCGCCTGTCCCCCTGCCTTCCGGGTACACAAAACTGGCGTATATCCAGAGCAACGGAACGCAGTATATTGATACCGGATTTAAGCCGAATAACAACACAAGGGTTGTAGTGGACGGGCAGATCGTTTCTACTCCTTCCGAAAACACTGCTTTGTTTGGTGCAAGAACGGCTGCAAACAGCAAAAACTACGCCATGTTGTTCATCCCTTCTAATTTCCGCTCCGACTATAACAATGTGTATACCCAGACATGGGCTGTGCCAGCAACTATTAGGCGAGTTTATGACAAAAACGAGGAAACCACAATAATAGATGGTGCAGCAAAAAGCTACACAAACGCTATTTTTCAAGCGGATTATAATATGGCCATTTTCGCAATCAACGCTGCCGGTACAGTGCAGTGGTTTGCGTCAATGAAACTTTACTCCTGCCAAATCTACAACAATGGCACTTTGGCCCGGGACTTCGTTCCTTGTAAGAACCCCAGTGGGGCGGTTGGGTTGTATGACCTTGTGGGCAGACAGTTTTACGGTAACGCCGGGACGGGCGCATTCACGGGAAGCGAGGCGGCGTGATGGGCAGAGTGATTATGAGCGGCATTGTACCGCTGCTGAAAGCGCCGGTAACGTACAAGGCGAATTTTGCGGACAATACGTGGGCGCAGATTATTGAAGCCTGCCATAAAAACCAAGTGCCCGATACTTGGGTGGTGGGAAGCCAGAAAGCTATGACCATCAACGGAACGGCTTACACTATCGACATTATCGGCAAGGGGCACGACACCTACGCCAACGGCGGGAAGGCACCACTGACCTTCCAGCTGCATGACTGCTACGCGGACAGAAAGATGATGAACGGTGGCAACACCAACCGCGGCGGCTGGACGAGCTGTGACATGCGGCAGACGCACCTGCCCGCCATTCTGGCGCTGATGCCAACGGAGGTACAGAACGGCATCCAAGAGGTGAATAAGCTAACCTCGGAGGGTTACCGGAGCACCACCATCAGCACCACGGCGGACAAGCTATTCCTGCTGAGCGAGATCGAGATTTTTGGTAACATCACCTATTCTGCAAGCGGCGAGGGCACACAATACGCCTACTATAAGGCAGGCAACAGCAAGGTGAAGAATTACAACGGTAGCGCGAACTACTGGTGGCAGCGCTCTCCACGCATTGGCAACTACACGAGTTTCTGCGCGGTCAGAAACAGCGGCCTCGCCGACTACATCAGTGCGAATGATGTGTATTGCATATCTTTTGCCTTCTGCTTTTAAAAAAGCCGGATGGTCAATCTTCCGGCAAGTCCCACAGATACAAATGAAACCGGCTGTTTAAGCCGTAAAAAATGAAAGGGGTATACATTATGGAAAAGAAGTTTGCTGAAATCATCAACGAGGGCTGCAAGAGCGGCAAGACCATCGAGGCCATCAACAAGGAGCTGAAGGAGGCGGGGGCCAACTTCCACCTGAATCCCGACGGCGGCGTGGCCAACTGGACCGAGGCTGAGATGGCCGAGGGCTTCATTCCCGCCGAGGCCGAGCCAGAGGACGTGAAGCACCTCCACGATTACATGCGGCGTGACCCTGCCAAGGCCAACACCGAGGAGGAGGTCTGGACGCCGGAAGGCCATTACCGTATTACCTTCGACGAGGATGGTCGTCCTGAGAAGGCCGTGCGGGTGTGACCACCGAAAGGAGGTACACCATGAACGCTTTACACATCAAAAATACGGTGTTGGCGGTGCTGGCTGCGGCTGGCTCCGCCATCGCCCAGGCACTTGGAGGTTGGGACGTGGCGCTCAAAGTTCTGATCTGCTTTATGGCGTTGGATTACGCCACGGGCTGGCTGGTGGCAGCGATCTGGCACAAGTCCGGCAAGAGCAAAACCGGGGCGCTGAGTTCCGACGCCGGGTTCAAGGGGCTGGCGAAGAAGTGCGTCATGCTGGCGCTGGTATGGATGGGGGCATTATTGGATCAGGCCACATCCAGCGACTTTGCCCGTGACGCAGTGTGTATGTTCTTTATTGCCAACGAGGGATTGTCGATTTTGGAGAATACGGCAGTAATGGGGATCCCCTACCCCGCCTTTATTAAAAATATGCTGGATGCCATTCGTCAGGCCAGCGATCAGGGGAAACAGAATACGGAGGCTCACACATGAGCACGAGAGCGGGCACCGTCCCGCTCTCCGATCTCCAATTTTTGAAGATCTATTTCAACCGGAAGCGTCTCCGCTCCACCACGGCCAACCTGAAAAAAATGCTGGCGGAGGCGGGCGGGGACGCTATCTGCAATGGCTCCATTTTTTTGCGGAACCAGACCCCGGCCTGCCACCTAAAAGCAGACGGCAAGGTCTACAAGGCCCCAAATTACCGGGCGTGGGCCATCAGCTGGAGCACCCAGGCGGACTTCGGCGTAAAAACCGTGCCCAACGGGGACCGGAATTACATGGAGTGCGTCCACCTCATCATCGGCGGGAAGAAGATCTACCCCGTCACCTGCGGAGCGGATATGAAGTACCGCGCTCCCCGAACGGCTATCGGCACCAAGAACGGGCGGTTCGCCTACTATGTGAGCAAGGACCGGCGGACGCCGGAACAGCTCCGGGACCTGCTGACCGCGTCCGGCTGGGACAACGCCATTATGATGGACGGCGGCGGGTCTACTTGCTTCATGGACAAGAACGGCAAGGGATTCATCGGTGACGGGCGGATCATTCCGTTTTTCCTTGTGTGGAAGTACAAGAGCGGTGACGCATTCGAGCCGGAAGGAGAGAAACCCATGGTAGAGATCAACGCCTATTCCAAGGCGAAGGACGGCGGCAAGAAGCTGTCCACCCATTTTAAAGTGAAAGAATTCGCCTGCAAGGACGGCTCCGATGCCGTGCTGGTTGCTCCCCGGCTGGTGATGGTTTTGCAGAGCATCCGCAGCCACTTCGGCGCGGCTGTGACCATCGACAGTGGGTATAGGACGCCGCAGTACAATACCAAGGTCGGCGGCGTGGCCCACAGCCAGCACTGCTACGGAACGGCGGCGGACATTACCGTGCGGGGGCAGAAACCGGAAGCGGTAGCGGCCTACGCCCGCCAGATCATGTCAGACTGGGGCGGTGTGGGCGTGTATGCAAAGCAGAATTTCACCCACATCGACGTCCGGGAAACCCGCTCGGATTGGGACGGATAAGGAGGGCCAAGTATGGCAGGGTATTACGATAAAAACAAAGACTACTCCAAGGAGCTTCAGCGGACGGACCTGTCCTCTTCCGAGCGGGACCGACTGACCAAGGAGCGCGAGAATAAGATTGCTGACAAGTACGGCGGCAGAGAGCCGAACATGATCGGTTCCGACAAGACCTACAGTCAGACCTATGACAAGGGCGGCAACCGGCGGGACAACGGCAGTTCCGGCGGCAGCTCTCAGGCGGCAACCGGGGGGACACCTTATGTAAAAGGCCCCGGCTACGGCACCGGCGGATATACCACGCCGGGTATTTACGGTGCGGCCAATTTGCAGCCCACGGATCAGGCAAATTACTGGAAGAAGATGACCGGCGGCGCAGATATGAGCAGACGGCCCGATCTGGCCGGGGGATATTCCATTTCCAACGGCTACACCGTGTTTTACGATGAGAATGGCTACGCGAAGAAGGCTGTGAAGGGCGTGGCGGACTACACCCCCCATCAGGACATCAACGTAGGGAACGGAAGCTACGGCAAGAGCGGCGCGTGGACGGACAACGAGATGATGTCCGCACTGGATCGCTCCAAGATTCAGGAGATCCGCAACCGGCTTCAGCGGGGCGAGATCACCGGAGATCAGGCAAACCAGGCGGCAAACGCCATCCGTGCCGGATACGGCTACACCATTGATAAAAACGGCTATGTGACGGACAGCGGCGCTCTTTCCTCCGTGAACGATCTGCGGCGGCGGCTGGGGCTGGAAATCAGCCCGGAAAGCGCGGAGCTGGCCTACTACCGCTATCTCATGGGCACGGACACCTCCCCCTCCGCACAGATGAACGGCAAGGTGCAATCCTTTGGGGACTATCTGGCGGAGAACGGCGGCGTACAGGCCGGGACCTCCGGCTACGGCACACCGGCGTACAGCCAGCAGCGGGTCACGGACATCAGCGCCGGGAATGTGCCGGTACAGAACCCCGGCACCGCCCAGACCGGCATGAGTTTTGACATTGGGGACGGCAGCGACTACCTGAAGGAGCTGTACGCCAAGAAGGTGGCGGCGGAGCTGGCGGCGCTGAAATCCGCTTACGAGAAGAACACCGCCACACTGGATGCCAGCCGTGCGCAGATCGCGCCGGTGTATGACATTGCCCGGAACAGCGCGGCCAACCAGAACGCCCTGAGCCGGGGCGCGTTTCAGGAGATGGCAGTGGCAAACGGCCTGAACACCGGCACCACCGGACAGGCGGCGCTGGCACAGGACGTTGTGCTCCAGCAGAACCTCTCCCAGATCGACCGGGAGCAGGCGGAAAAGACGGCGGCGATTGACCTCCAGCGGAGCCAGCTTGACACGGAGTACCGGAACGCCATTGCCAAGGCAGAGGCCACGGGAGACGCGGAGCTGGCAAACGCCCTGTACGAGGAATACGTCCGGCAGCAGAATCTCTACGCCAAGTACGGCGGGCAGACCGGCGGCTCCGGCGGCAGTAGCTCCAGTGGCAGCACCGTGGTAAAGCCGACACTGACCGCCGGTCAGGTGCAGTCTGCCCTGAAAAACGGCATCGTGACGGATGACGTGATCTCCGCCTTCGATTACTACTACGGGCAGGGGGCCTATGATTCCCTGTACGGCACCGGCAAGCTGACGGCGGGCAAGCCCTCCGGCAGCGGCAGCACCGGCAAAAAGAAGGGCAGCTATTCCAACGGCTCCCTGACCAACGAGCAGGTGAAGCAGCTCCAGAAATACTACGGCGTGTCTCAGGACGGCAAGTGGGGGACCAACTCCAAGAAGGCCGCAGGCGGCCTGACAGCTGACCAGGCATGGGTGAAGTATCAGGGCGGCGGCAGCAGCGGCAGCGGCAACGGCGGCAACTACGGAAACATCCGCAGAACGATCACGGGCTATATGTCTCGGGGCAACTACGCAAAGGCGCAGAGCTACCTGAAATCCAACTGGAACAGCCTGACAGAGGCGCAGCAGCAGGAGATTTCCAATCTATTCGGGTAAGGAGGCTATACGATGGCGGTAAAGATGCCGGATCTGGTCGCTTACGGCGAGCGGGTCAACAAAACACAGAATAAAAGCGGCGGCGTTCAGATGCCGAACCTTGTAGCCTATGGCAAGCGGGCGAAAGCGCAGAAGGCAAAAGAGCCGAAGGCCGTTACGCCTTCTGCCTCCCCCCGGCCTATGGAGAACGCCAGCATCGGGAACAGCCGACCCAACAGCCGCCTGCTGGCAGACGTGCAGACCGGCGGCACCACGCCCCCCTCTCTGGATAACGGGCGCGTGGGGAAGGTGATCTCCGGTGCAGCGAAGTCCACCGGCTCCGCCTACGCAAATCTGGGCGGTGTGCTGGCGGAGGGGGCAGGGAAGCTGAATACCCGGATCGCCAACCAGAACGCCGGGGAATCCCTGCAAAGCGACCATGATGCGGTGAAGCGGTATGAAAAGATGCTCCGGGACGTGAAGTGGGCCAACGGAAAAGCCATGACGGCGGCGGACGTGAAGCAGGTGCAGGGCTACCTTGCCAGCGCCAAGCGGCGGATCGCGGCCCACGAGGGCTATACCAAGGCGGTGGAGCGGTCCGACAAGGCAGTGGCGGACAAGGCGTATCAGACGGCGGACCGTCTGTCCCAAAGCTCCGCTGCGGATGTGGCGCAGGCCAAGAAAGGGCTGGGTCCGGTGGGCCAGTTCGCCGTGGATCTGGGCGTTCAGGGTGTACAGATGGCGGGGGATGTTGCGGCCAGCGCCGTGATCCCCGGTGCCGGTCTTGCCCTGATGACGGCCCGTTCTACCGGGAGCAGCGCCCAGCGGGCCAGACAGGCCGGGGCCACCTATGGCCAGCAGCTTGCCTACGGACTGGGGAGCGGCGCCTTGAGCCTTGCCACGGAGAAGATCAGCAACGTGGCAAGCCCCTTCAAGAAGGCGTTCGGCGGCGGCGTTCTGGACAACGCCATCAGCGGTGCGCTTGCCAAGATGAACAACAGCACGGCGGGCCGTGTGGCCCTCTCCATGATCTCCGAGGGCGGTGAGGAATTTATCGAGGATATTTTCCAGCCCGTTTTGCAGCGGGCCACCTATGACCCCTCTGCTCGGTTCGATCTCAGCGATGCACTGTATGACGCGGCGGTGGGCGCTGCCATGGGCGGCATCGGCGCGGGTGTTGACGTCATCCGGCAGCGTGGAAACGGTCAGGCGGACGCACAGCCCGCGCAGGAGGCACGCCCGGAGGTGCGGGAGGGTACTTATACCCCCAGCCCTGCAAACGCCGCAGAGGGCACGCAAAACGCCGCCCCCGGTGTGGAGACGGCGAGCAGGCTGACGAGCACGGACAATATGCTGCGGTATCGAAGCGATATTGACAAGGTTTTTTCGGGAGACTATCCAAGCGGCAAATTGCTGTCTGTTGGGGACACGCCGGAGCTTTTGACCCGTTACGGGGCAAACCCGCTTCCGATGACAATGACGCAAGATGCAGCTTATAAAATCGCATACCCGGAAGGGTATATGGGCGGCAAACATAATTTGGGTATGTCTGTTCTAAAGCAGCTCCCCTATCAAATCGAAAATCCAGTTGCGATTTTGAAGTCGAACACACAGCCAAGCAGCATTGTGCTGCTGACCGCGTGGAAAGACGGCGACAAGAGCATTATTGTCCCGCTACATCTGGACAAGCAGGGAGCAATCAGTGTGGAAAATAGAATTGCCAGCGCTTACCAGACAGGCCACATGCAAAGCTATCTTGGAGAAGCAGACAGCAATGTGCTCTACACAAAAAACAACGAGGACGTCCATCAGCTTCTTTCCAATGGGGTACAATTCCCCAAGGCGATGGCTGATGACATCCTCGCTAAGAACAATATATCACAGGCAGAAGCAAAAAGCAACCGGGATATTCTCTCTGAGGTTCTGTTTGGGAAGAAACGGGCGGATATGGATGCTATGACGCCGGAGCAGCAAAACGCCATATATCAGGCCAATGAAGCCGGAACCGTTGGCATGGACGCCACCGGCAAGGTGTTCCAGATCGACCCGGAGCAGCACATCGACCGGCGGCGAATGGAGACGGTGGGCAGCAGAGACGTGAACGCCTTCCAGTTCGACCACCCGGAGCTGCACCGCTATTATCAGGAAGCGGCCAACGCCCTGATCGCAGATGCAGACCTCTCCCTCCAGCAGCCCATGAGCCGCCGTTACGAGCGGACCATGGAGGGCAACGCGGTACAGCAGGCGGCGCAGACCTCGCCACACCTGCGTCAGGCCATGAATGAAACTGGGCTTTCCCGTGACGCCATTATCGATGCAGCCCAGCGGATCATCACTGATCAGGGGCAGGAAAATGTGGCAGCAGCTAAGCGGGTGGAGCTGATCCTGGACGATATGCTCTCTAATGGCTACACCACCATGACCGGCGAACAGGTGGGACCCAACAGCGGGTATCTCACCGCCAAGCAGGGCATTCTGGGCGCGGGAGAGACACAGGCCAGAGGGCACGGGCTGGATGGGGTTGACGGCTTTGACGGCCTCGGCAACGCAGACGCCGGGACGGTGAACACGCCATTTGACACCATGCAGGCCAAGAGTGAGGACTTTTACCCGATCAACCCCAACAGCGCCCAGCGCATTCAGGCAGAACAGCGGCGGGCACCCTCTGAGGTCCCCATTGTGAACCCCGATACCGGGCGGAATGTGGAGAAAACGGTCTCCACCATTCTCAACAGCCCTCTCACTTCCCCGGAAATGGCAACCGTGTATGAAAACGCCATTGCAGACGGTAAATTCGATTATGACGTGGTAACCGACCAAAGCGCGGTAGGATTGGCGCAAGCAAAACTTGACCGTGACGGACTACAGGAAACCGCAACCAAGTTTATCGCAATGGTTGATATGGGACAGCGCATTACAAAGTGGGATATGGCTGATGCTATCAACGCATATAATCGCGCTGTAACAGAAGGCGACCGCAAAACTGCCTTTGATCTGACCTGCGCGATCGCTGCGGCAGCTCATGACAGCGCACAGGTGACGCAGGCTATGAACCTGATGAACCGATTGACGCCGGAGGGCCGTCTGCTGACGCTGCGGCGGCTGGTAGACCGGATGAATGACCGGGCAGCGCGGCAGAATCGGGCACCCCGGCAGAGTACCGCCGACAGCGGAGACGTGGAAGGCGCACGGGTGGACTACATCGACAAGGTGACGGGCTTCACCCTCTCTGACGAGCTGGCCACCAACTACCTGATGGCAGAGACGGACGCGGAGCGGGCGGCGGCGTGGGACGCCATCACCACCTCCATTGCAGACCAGATCCCCAGCACGTTCCGGGAAAAGGCCAATTTCTGGCGGTACACCTCCATGCTGACCAACCCAACCACCCACATCCGCAACATCATGGGCAACGCCATTCAGATGGGTGCGCGAAAGATCAAGAACGGCATCGGAACCGCAATCGAGCGGGCGGTCATCAAGGACCCCTCTCAGCGGACAAAGGCCGTGAATGTTGACAAGGATCTGAAAGCCTTTGCCAAGGGCCAGTATGAGACAGACCAGAGCGCGGCTATGGGCAGCGGGAAGTATTCTGACGCCACGGCGGCAGGCATTGAGCGTGAGATCCAGAGCAAGCGGAAAATGTTCAATGGGGAGGACGTTCTCTCCCGATCTATCCAGTGGATTGGAGAAAAGAACAGCGAATTGCTGGATCGGGAGGATGTGCGATTCAACAAGAGCGCGTATGTGGACAGCTTCGCGCAAGCCCTGCAAGCCAAGGGTGTGACGGCGGCAGAGGCCCACGCGGGCACCAGAGCCGCAGACGTGGAGGCGGCACGGGCCTACGCCATTGAGGAAGCGCAGAAGGCTACCTACCGCAACACCACGGCGCTTTCCGAGGCGCTGTCTCAGTTTGGCCGCTATGAGGGGGATAACCCGGTAAAACGGGCAGGTTCCTTCGTGGCGGACGCCCTGTTCCCTTTTCGCAAGACCCCGGCCAATATCCTAACCACGGGCCTTGATTACAGCCCTGTGGGGATTGCCAAGGGCATCAAAGAAGCCATGTTTGACGTGAAGTCCGGGAAATGCACGGCGGCGGATGCCGTGGATTCCCTTGCATCCGGCCTCACCGGCACCGGGATTCTGGCGCTGGGTGCATACATGGTAGCGCAAGGACTCTTTGGGGCTACCCTTCACGTTCGGGCCGGTGACGATGATAAGGAGGAAGCCTTTGAGAAGTCCATGGGCGGGCAGGATTATGCCATCCAGATTGGGGACAAGTCCTACACGCTGGACTGGATGACCCCGGCGGCAATGCCCCTGTTTGCGGGAGCGGCCATTATGGAATCCGTTCAGAAGGGCGGCAGCACCTTTGATGCGCTGGTGGATTCTCTGCTTGGGATGCAGGACGTTGTGCTGGAGACCTCCATGCTGTCCTCTCTGAATGACCTGATCTCCTATTGGAGCTACGCCGACAACAAGGTTGGCTATCTGCTTGACCGGGCGATCAGCAGCTACGCCGGACAGTATATCCCTACCATCGGAAGCAAGGCTGCGTCCGTATTTGATGATACGGTGCGCAAAAGCTATGTGGAAAAGGGTTCCGGGCAGGTGGCCTCTGACGTGAATTATTTCTTGCAGGGGGCAGCAAAGAAGGTCCCCGGCGCACGGAATCAGCTTCAGCCCATGGTGGATATGTGGGGCAACGAGGTCTCCAACGGCTCCGCACCGGAGCGGGTGTTCCAGTCTTTCCTCTCCCCCGGCTTTCTGAAGGCGCAGGACAACAGCCCCGCCACGCAGGAGATCCGGCGGCTGGCAAAGGCCACCGGAGAAAGCGCCGTTTATCCGGCGGCGGCGGAAAAGTCCTTCATGGTCAACGGAGAGACCAAATACCTGACGGGTGAAGAATATACCAAGTATGCCAAGACTATGGGCAGCACCCGGAAACAGATCGTTGAGAACATGCTGAAAAGCAAGGGGTATCAGAAGCTCTCTGATGATGACAAGGCGAAGGCCATTTCCTACGCCTACGAATACGCCAAGGTCAAGGGAAAGCAGGCCGTCAGCAGCTACAAGCCCAGCAACAGCAGCTTTTCCAAGGGTGCGCTTGCCAGTGTGCTACCGCCGGATATGTACATCCTTTACAAGGTAACCGCTGACAAGGACAACAACGGCAGTGTAACCAGTGTGGAATCTGCACAGGCTTTGAAGAATCTGACCGGGCTTACAGATAGGCAGCGCGGTAAGGCATGGGAAGAGAAAAACAGCACCACGAAACCGGAAAAGAACCCCTTTACTGGGGCACTTGTGGAAGCTGGAGCCAGTGTGAGTACATCTATTTCGATTCTGGACAAGTACCGGGAACTGTACAACGCAGAAGGAATGAAGCCAAAGGAAAAAGCGGCGGATTTCCGGGCGTATGTATACGGACTTGGGCTGACACCCGCCCAAATTGCGGCGGCCCAAAGCACATACACTTTCTTTGGCAGTTATCCCATCGAATGGTAAAAGAACACCCCCGCCGTCTGGCGGGGGTGTTTCTTTAACTTTTACATCATGGACAGGAGCGTTTTCACATGGGCGGTGCGGTCCAGCATCCGCTCATGCTCCCAGTCCCAGACGGCTTTCTCGGCTTCCGTGGGATGGAAACCGGCGTCCTTCGCCTTTTCGATATGGCGAACGGCCATTTCGTGGAGCTTATTGGCATGGCCCAGCTCCTGACGGCTGAGGTCGGCGTAGGTGCTGGCGTCCTCCGGGCTGTCCTCGGTGTGCTTGGCAGCCTCACGGGCGTACTTCTCGGCATCGTCCAGTTCCTCCCGGATCTCTTCGGCCAAGTGTCTGATCTCGTGCATAAGAACCTCCTAACTCTGCTTGATAAGGGTGTAGAGCTTGTCCACATCCGTTTCATTCAGCGTGACGTTCCCAATCAGGGGGATATTGGTGGTGACGGGGCCTTTGGCGGCTTCGGTTTTCAGGCAGGTGTAGATCTTGTCAATATCTACGTTCCCCGCCTCATCAAAGACGCCGAGGGCCTTCATGGCGGGGTGCTCTCGGAGGGCGGAAAGGCTGGCGTCCAGATTGCCAAGGGCCATAGCGGCCCCGGCACCGACCGCCCATTTCTGCCAGCCGGTGAGCTTGCCGGTGAATTCTTCATCCACATAGCGGGCGGCGCCCTGCTTGATCTGTTCCAATGTTACCATAGATTCCTCCAATGACGGGAGAGAGGGGCGCTATGCCCCTCTCTTCTTCCCTCTTCGCCTCTTAGCAGCCGCAGCCGCAGGTGGAGACGGGGAGGGGGTTATAGGTGGACTGGGGCGTGGTGCCGGTGCCGGTGGTGATGTCCGCGACCATTTTGGGATAAAAGGTGGCGTTCGTGTAGGTGACAATGGTGTTGTCAGCGCACTTCCGCTCGTCCCGCTCCCGAGAAATGGCCCCGCACAGCTCGTTCTTGCAGCAGTCCACGCGCTCCTGCAACAGCTGGAAGCTGTCCTTGGTGGCCTGATTATTGACCGCCTGAGAAGCCAGCGCACCCTGTACCTCGCCCAGCTTGCCGTCGATGTACTTGTACATCTCCAGCATCTTCTGGTCCTGGTAGGTGTTGGCATCCCGCAGGGCAATGTCGCTGCGGAGCTTGGCGTTCTCCTGCACCATGGACAGCTCGTAGCGGTTGACCGTGTGGTTCTCGCTGCATCCGGCCTCCGCCGCCATACCAGCGGCAAAGGGGATGACGCGATTGCCCAGCAGCATCCCGCCGAGACCGCCCAGAGAGTTCAGGACGCCCAGAGACAGACCGGCAATTCCGGTGCCGAGAGCGGTGCCTGCGACGCCCTTGCTTGCAAATTCAGCCATAGAGAGATTCCTCCTTCTCTAAAAATACACCCCCTGTTTCCGCGCGCAAAACAAGCGGTGCTCTATGGTTACCGTACCACAGGACACCGCTTGTCATGGCTTAGAGATGTTTTTTGTTTGGGCGGGAGATGCCTGCTTTATCCCGGATGGAGTGCAGGCAGGCGTTTACGGAGGAACGGGATAGGTACAGCTCTGCCGCCGCGTCCTCAATCGCCCAGCCACGGCGGCAAACCAAGTTGAACACGCGCCGCTCCCGGTCGGTGAGATAGCGGCACTGCTCCATTTTTTGGAGCTGCTGGACGGTGTATCGGTATTTCATAATGGGCCTCCTTTATGAAGTGCCCCTCCCCTTTGATCTACCGATGCAGGGGG